CGAGGGTGTCATCAACATCAACAAGAACACAGCTCGCAAATTGTCGAAGTGGAGTTCGCACTCCTGCCATGACAGGTGTGGGAATGTTGATTCTGTGCTTGCTGATTGCGTCGTAGTATTTTTTGGCATATTCCAACCGATAAAACTTATCATCATCTTGGAACAGGGTTGCCGCAATCATCATGTACATGAACTGGGGTGTCTCATACACCTCTCCAGAACTACGGTCCTGCACGAGATATTTATCTACAACCTGACGAATACCAGCATATGTAAACAGATAGTCACGGTCATGGTCCATGAAACTAGACAGTTTTTCCCACTCTTCATCAGTGTACTTACTGAGAATAGAACGGTCATAAACACCAAGGTCAATACACTTTTGCACATGCTCCTTCAAAGGAGGATGTCCATCAGGATGACCATTGTATACTGCCTTCCTCAGACTGAACAGGAGCAAGCGAGCAGCAACAAACTGATAGTTAGGTGCTTCCAAAGAAATAAGGTCGTTAGCAGAACGAATCAAAATCTCTTGGATATCAGATGTCTTAATACCATCAAAAAACTGAAGGTTGGCATTCATCTCAACCTGACTCTCAGATACACCTGCAAGACCATTGCAAGCGTGCTCTACCATCGCATGAATCTTATCAAGGTCTAGGAGTGTTCGTTCTCCGTCTCGTTTGACTACATGAATTTCTTTCATACCTTTTTCCATTCGCTTAGTTTAATCTGTGCTTGTAGACCGCTGTAAGTATTAAATTCTACCAGAGATTGAACATCATGTCCAGCGATGTACATGTCATTCAAATCTTTTTCTTGTAGATTGTCTGGCCAAATCACAATCTCATATCCTTTTTCGATTGCTTTTTCCATTCTATTGATAATTTCTTTATTACGTTGTTCGTTGTCATACACAAAAACAACTTCTTTGTCACGAATGACATCCCAATCAACATCTGCTCCTGCCATAGCAATCGCATTGTCGATATAGAAACTATCAATAGGTCCTTCTGTAATGTATATGGTCTTGTTAAAATCTACTCGGTTAAGACCAAAGATTTTAGTTTTGGATTCATCCAGCATGATAGTAATGTATCGCAACTTATCATCTGAATTCAGGGACCTCCCTTGGAATCCAAACCACTCACCGTTGGTGTCAATGAAAGGGATAATAATTCTTGGGTGATCCTTTTTGACATCTTTGAACGTTGGTTTTTGAGTGTTGACCCAGGTACAAAACTTGTCTGTGTAGAACAGATTACCAAAATGTTCTTCTGGAATCTGACGACCAAGTAAGTATCCGACCGCTGGGTGTTCTCTATTTAGTTGTTCGATACTTTGAAGTTCGCCCTTCTTTTTGAACTTCGGTTTTTCAAATTTCGGTTTAGGAACATATGAACCTTTGCCTGTAGTACCAGACTTATAACGCTCCATAATATATTCATCATGAAGGTCAGGTGCCTGTTCCTTCAGGAAGTTTGGCAGCGTCCTACCTACGCCACAGTTGTGGCACTTGAAGACCATATCATTTTTGATACGAAAGAAATACCCTCGTGCCTTATTACGATGCTTCTGAGAGTCACCGCAGTAAGGGCATCGAAAATTGTATAAGTCGTTCTTCTTCCTTGTGAACTTCTCCAGTCTTCCAGACAAGAGACTCACATAGTAAGCGTCAACAAAATCAGTCAATACTTCGGACTACCGCTGACCCCATAATAGCAGAGGAACGGGTCGAAGTCAAGGTTCGGTAAATTGGAAATGCAATCTGTGCAAGAAGACCTAATGTTGCAAGGACAGCACCTGCACCAATTACAAACTTTTGATTTGAGTCAACTTTCTTTTGAATTCTATCAATTCTTTCATGAAGAATTTTATGATTCTTTTCTTCAGTATCTTTCATCTCTTCAATCATTTTAATGATCAACTGGTCAGATCTAGTCGCTTCATCTAAACGACTCTCATGACGCTCAAGAATGACTGATACTTTATTACTATTTTCGGAAATAGTAAAGACAGCACGCTCCAACTTCTCCAACATCTCCTTAGATAAGTCTTCGTAGATGTCAAGTTTAGATTCTAGAACTGCAAGTTTACCAAATCCAAATGCCATTTCTATCGTGTAGCGTCCATTTCTGCACCAGCACGAGCTTGTTTTTTCAACTGAGATGTTTTCATCTGAAGTTGTTTTTGAAGTTCGCGTTTCTTCATTTCAATCTTTTTCTTTTCCATGGCAATCTTTTGCTGTGCCATTTGTTGCTTCATCTGGTTGTCTTGTGCCTCTTGGACATTACGCATATGCTTCATGCGTTTATCCATAAAGAACTTACCAGCATTAGCAGGAAGAATTCTTTCGATACTGATATCACCTCTGTATCTTGGGTTGATTAAAAGACGCATCTTCTGCCTCAGTTCTGCAGGAGATGATGCATAAACAATTGTTTCCCCCACTTCAGGAAGTGTTACCTTGTATTGTAAGAGTCTAGAAGGAACGGTAGGATTTTCCTTTGACTCTGCTTTCATTTTGTTGCCTGGGGCAACTAACTTTTTCTTATCCTTCAACTTACCACGAAATTTAATCAGAGGATCGTAACCCGCATTGGGACCTGTAGCAGGTGCATCCCCACTAAATCCCCCAGTACCAGCAGTCATCATCGTCATAGCGTTTCTAATAGTTCGTTAACATCATCATCAATATCCAAGTCTTCCATCATCCCTATAGGATATTTATTCAAATAAATCAAAACAGTTTTCAGTATGCTCCAATACTCCCTTTCCATTTTAAAAAACAGAAGGGGTGTTGCTGCTTCACCAAAAACATTATAAAGGATGATGAGGTGGTTTATAATCAAATGAGTTCTGAATAACTCTCCACGAACATAGCGTTTCAAGAGTCTTTTCAGATACTTGAAACGCTTCATGTCTTCATCAAAATCCTCCCTGGTCACGCAAGAAGGATTTTCATAATGCTTAATGGCGAACAGAATGTAGTTAGACTCATTCAGTTCGTCAAATTTCATTAGCTATGGAAGGTTAGTGTTGCTACGTCAGAGATAACTTCTGTTGCACCATTGTCAGAGTTGACCTTAACACGGTACTGATTGCCATCGTTTGCTGCAGTCTGACCTGTGAGTGCCAGAGAGGTGCTGGTTGCACCAGAGACGTTTGCGAAACGACCGCTGGTGGAAGTGCGCTTCTGCCACTGGAAGGTTGCTGTACCAGAGTTGGTAACAGAAACCGCAACGACGAAGGTTGCTGCACCAGACGAAGTAGTCTTGTCGGTGTTGTTTGTACTGAAGGTGATGGTGTTGGTTGCATCTGCTGCGATGGTGTCGTCACTCAGAGTCTCATCAGCGTTCGCCTCAGGATTCGTGAGGAACATCAGGTGCTCTGCACGATGACGAGTAGCACCAGATACATCAGTATAAGTATGATATGCCCACCAACCAGGAGCAGTGATACCGCGAGACTTATTCTCGTCCAGACCTGCTTCTGTTTCGTCAACAAAGACGATAGTTTTTGTTACAGACCCACCGCTGTTACCAATGGTACGACCGACAGCGGTCTGGTTGGCGGTGGAGTCAACTCTTCCGTATAAAGACATTGTTTCTCCGACGTTGTATTCCGTTTAGTTATTTATATCAGGCAGATTCTCTGGTCTTGATAGACTTTTCAACCACTGCAAGCAGTTGGTCATCCATATCTGTCTTAGTTAAAGTAACTGCTTTCTTAAGAATGACTAAGCAAACCTCAATAAGTTTTTCGCCAAGTTCTTCATTCTCAGGAATACGAGCAACAGCATCAGAAATAATCTTCGATGCCAGAGGAAGTAAAAATCCTAACATGATTAGATTCCTATAATGGGTCTAATCTATATATGCTCAGTCACCTCTGTAACGAGATCCAGGACGTGGACCTGTTGCATCTGTCATCTTTTGAGCATCTGTTCTGGTATCCTTCTTTGCGTTTTTAGCAGCAGCCCTGAGTTGAGCAGCACGTTGCTTCTGGCGATCACCAGGTTGATATGGTTTTCTTTTTGCTGCTGCTTCGCGAGAGATTCTCATCTGGTCATCAATTGATAACGACTTACCCTCGGTAAATTGCCCAAAGGTCAAGAAGGTTTCAGTTTCTGCGACTTCTTCTGTGCTTTCTTCTGAAACTTCTTCTTGACTGACATAGGCGTTCTCCTTTGATTCAAAGTGGGGGTTTTTCATTTGGGGACCTTTCATAAGGTCCTTACGAGCTTTCTCATTGTTCTTCTGACGCTTCTTAAAATCTGTCTCCAGATAAGAATCGTCTTTCTTTTTTGCTGCCTCTGTGGCAATATCAGGACCATCATTCACGTCTTCACCACGACGCTTCTTTTCACATTTCATACAATCACAGTCTTCACCGTGATTGTTTTTCATCTTCTCCATCATTTCCTCTTTACGAGGATTGATTTTGACTTTAGTTTTCTTCTCAGATAGTGCTTTAAAACTTAACATCAGTCTTTCTTCTTCAAGTTTGCTTTACGATACTCAAGGTCAGCACGGGTGCCTTTGTCCATCTTACCTTGGGACTTGGGTTTGGTCTTGCCACCTACATCGGGTTGCATACCAGGATTTGCTGCCTTGACTCTGCGACCATGGGTGTATTCAGCACCACTACCTTTAGAATCTCCAGATACCATCTTGCCACCTTGGGAGCGGGAGTCTGCATATTCTT